AATGAATACCTCAAAAGCAATTTCGTTCGCGATGTAGTCCGGCCCGCAGATGGGCACCGCCACACCTTGCAGGCGGTATGCGGTGGCCGTCAGAATCACAACACGAAGATTCGGATTGATGGCCTTGCAATCGGCGATGAACTTCCGATATCGGCCTTCATCTTTCAGCGCAACGCGGTGCCCTTCATCAATCAAAAGCAGATCGAACTTTCCAAGCTCATGTGCGCGGCTCGCCACGCTCTGGATCTGCATCACGAGGATCTTGTCGAACCGATCGCGCCGACGCAGCCCGGCCGCGTAAATGCCCATCGGAGCATCCGGCCACACCGCGCGCAGCTTTTCGCTGTTCTGCTTAACCAGTTTGCCGACGTGCGCAATGATGCCGACGCGCCCCTGCCAGTTCTCGACCGCTTCCCGCGCCAGCGCAGCCATCAACGGCGACTTTCCGGCGCCGGTGGGCAGCACCAGGGCGGGGTTGCCGGGGCGGTTCCTAAGAAACGACCAGCAAGCCTCCAAGGCCTCGCGCTGATACGGCCGCAGCTCCATCACGCCGCCCGCCTCTGACTAATCACCCGATGCCGATGCCCGCGCCCGCCGGTAATGCCGCGCTCTTGCATCGAAACGAACAGGTCGTCGGTAATCTGCAACCACAACTCGACCGATGACCTGGCCGTATACACGCCGACCATGTCGTCAGGAATCGCGTGCGCCACCGCCTCGACCGTCACGAAGCCGTCAGGCGACAGGCACACGGCCTGCGGCGTCTTGACGTGGCACACGATGCCCGCAGCGCGCTCGGCGCAATCGCTGACCGTCGCAAAGCCGATGCGGCCACATTGTGTTTCGTTGCTCATGCCGCAAGCTCCTGGTGTTGCACAAACCGCCCCGCAAACGCGAGCCGGACCTTGTTCAATTCCTCGTCCCTGATTTCAGCGGGCGACGCCGCCGCCAACTCCTTCGATTCGAAGCTCAAGACACCGCGCGGCCCGTTGCGAAACACGAAGCCATCAGCGGCCGTGTACTCGACCCAGCCTTCATCGGCCGATGCGTCGGTTGCCTCGCCCCACCGCTTCAGTAGCGCCGGGATGTACAGGTGCCCATCGCAGCCCTTGCGCTGCGCATCCAGCGGAATATCCGCGCCGTACTTCGCGCAGGACCAGCGGCCGTCGCCGTCTTTTTCGGGCGTGGCGTGCAGGCAGGTGCGGCAGGACATTGCGGGGAGGGCGGTGGTGTGGCATTGCGCGTTCATCGCGCAGCCTTTGCACTTCCAGAACGCCGGATCGTCGGAAATCTTCGCCAGCGGCTCGGGCGAGAAGATCACTCGCTCGGCTTTCGCTTTCAGGCGCTCGGCTTCGGCGTCGTCGGCATTGGTGCGCACACTGGTGATCGGCATGCGACCGCCAGGCGATGTGCATGTCAGGTAGTGCCGCTCCATCGCGCCGTAGTGCATGTAGAGGATTGCTTGCGCGTGGTACGTGCCGTTCCACTGCTTGAGCGCGTTCTTTTCGCCGTGCTTTTCTTTCAGTTTGGCGAGCTCGGCCGGGCCTTTCTCGCTAGCCTTGTTCTCCCACATGTGCCACGCCTTCGGCGCCTGCAGGATGCCGCGAATGGCGCCGTCGATGTGGCCGCGGAAGTGGCCGCCGAGATCCTTGAATCCGAACTGCTCGCCGGTGGACGGATCGACCGTGTAAAGCTCGACGCCCGGCACCATGCGCAGACGCGCGGCCATCAAGTCCTCGGTGCGGTGGCCGTCCTCGAAGTTCATCAGCGACTTCGCATCGAAGCCACCGCCGGACGGGCCGCACCAGCGGAAGTTGCGCCATAGGAACGCCTCGCAATCCATGCCGATGGCCGACATGCCGAGATAGGCGCGCGGCTTCTGCATGTTGTTGACGTTCTGCACCGCGGCGCTGATCGCGTCGAGCGTCGGATCGTTCGCGGCTTGTGCGGGCAACATGACCATGACGTCTCTCGAAAGGTTGCGGCGGGCTACTGAGGGGTAGCAGCCCGCCTTGTGGATTGGTGCCGGTGTTGGGTCTAGGCGGCCGGCAAAGCCAAGGAGTCGCGCTTCCGTGCGCTGGTGCCCAACTCACGCCATGAAACTTAGGCGGCCTTGGCGGCCCACGGCGGCGGCTCTTTGGCCGCGTCGGTGTTGGCGGCCGTGGTGTTCGTGGCCTGCACCGGCACGTTGCCGGAAGGCTTGTACGCCTTGATCTCGTTGCTGTCGGCGTAGCCTTCGCGCTTGGACACCTCGACGCGAATCAGCATCGGCTTGTAGTGCAGCTCCTGCGTATCGCGGATCTGCAACTTGCCGGCCGCGTGGCAGATGGCGGACAGGTCGCGCTGTGCGATCTCGACCGCTTTCACGTTGGGGTTGTCCAGGTTCAGACGTGCCCACACGCGGCGGCTCTTGAACTCGCCTTCCATGACTTCGAAGGTCAGTTCGGCGTACTGGCCGTTTCCGTTCTTCGTCGGCTTCATGTCGCTGTCGACGATCTGCGCCAGGTATTCGTCGGCCGGGATTGGCGAGAAATCCTCGCGGGGTGCGACGGTGGTCGCGTCGAAACTTCCGATCTGTGCCATGTTCGTGTGCCTCGTTTCGGGTTGTGGTGAAAGGTGGTGGGGTTGTGGCCGAAGGGCAGAGCCACGTTTAAGCCGTCGCATCGTCAGGCGACCCCATAGAACTCAGGCCGCAGCCGCCACAGGCACCATTGCCTGCATCAGCGACGACCACGAAAGGTCGATCGTGTCCGGCATGCCGTAGCGGTTGCCGGCGATGAATGACGGCTTGGCGTTGACGTGAAGCACGCGGCGGCCGGTGCCGATACCGCGGGCGCGGGTATTGAAGCCGTTGCTTTCCTTCTTGATGGCAACTTCTTCCTGAGCGAAGCCGATGATGTCGGCCCATTCGATGGCCAGGCCGAGCGGCCCCTTCTGCAGCTTCAGCTCATAGCGGTCGAACGCTTCCACGTCCGGTGCCTCGAACCGCTTAACGGCGCTGTGCGCGATCAGCACGATCGCCTTGTTGTACTGCGTGCGCAGCTTGTTCAGGGCATCGAAGAACAGCCGCCAATCGGCGTTGGCCTCGATGTAGCCCTTGCCATAGCCCGGCTGCTCGATGTTCTTCCAGCCGTTGCGGCCGCAGGCATGCGCCCACACCAGCGGTTCGAGCCAGTCGAGCGAGTCGACGACGACGGTGCCGAAGTCGTTCGGCGCGGTCAGGCTGTCGATCGCCTCCATGACCTGGGCGAAGCTGGTCAGAAGCGGAAACGCGTCGGCCTCGATACCTGAGAGGCCATCTTCCAGCGGCAGAAAAATCGGCTTGTACGCGCCAGCGGCGAAGGTGGACTTACCGACCTTCTGCGCGCCATGCACCACCACGCGCGGCGGCAGGCTGTTGCGCTGGGTCTTGCTGATACTTGCGAGGGAAATGCTCATGGGGTTGGCTCCGGCTGTGTGAGTGAAACTTCGGTTGTGACACCGACGCAGCGCTCAAGGATTTCGGGGTATGCGCCGATGGTCGCGGCGCGAATCAAAAGGCCGAAGCCGGCATCGCGCTCGCCGTGAATGGACTTGGCGATGGTTTCCTCGACGCGCTGCCGTGGGCCGACGTACTCGATAACGCGAAGCACTCGAATCGTGTCTTCCATCACACATGCTCCTTTGCCAGTTCAGTCATCAGGCGATCGGCATAGGCCACCGCCACTTCGGTTATGTCGTCGATGTCAGCCGCGCCGGCGGCGAGCATTCCGTGCATGGCTACGAAAGCAGCGGCCTCGCGCTTGGTCAGGCCGGACGAGCTGATGGTGTGCTCGGCCAGGGTGATCGGGATGGCGGAGCGGCTGCCGAGTTCAGTGGGGTCCATTTAGGCGGCCTCCTGCATCTGCACTACCGCCTCGATCTTCACGCTCGGCTTCGCCGGCCGCGCTGTGATCGCCTGGGCCAGTGCGGCATAAGCGTCCGGCTCGTTCGACTGCAGGTAGCGCAGCCCCGCCAACACGATCGACGGCTTGTAAGTAATCGCCTGCTCGAACAGGGCGGGCGGCACGTTGTCCTTGATAGCGGCGAGCGCTGCCGCGTCAACGGTGCGGTTGAATCCGTACTCGATGGCTACGCGGTAGGACTCGCCCGACAGCTTGACCGTGCCTTCATCCTGCTTGGGCAGCAGTGCAACCAGTTCAGCGAACGCGGCGTCCTCGGCTTCCTTCGCGCGCTTGGCGTTCATGCGGGCCAGTGTCAGCACCGCGGCGGCTTCGTCGATGGGGTTCATGCGGCGGCCTTGGCGAGGCGCCGGGCGCGTTCGCAGGCCGTCTTTCCGGGGCGCTGCTTGCCTGTCTTACTGAGACAGTTGTGATGCGTGCGAGGCAAGTTTCCCATCGCAGCGCGGTCAGCCGCATTCATGAAATCAGCCCGCTGAAAATTGCGCTTCGTATCCATTTTCCTCTCTCCTTCCTTAGATCAGTTTCAGAACCAGCCACACGCACAACGCGGCGCCGGCATCAATAAAAAGCAGGAACCTTGCAAACTCTCCCCACTCCGCCCGGCTCATGACCGATTGCTCACTGTGCAAACGACATAGGTCAATGAGGCAAACGCAAGGCCGACCCAAAAAGCAGCGGTGTTGTAGCTGGCGCCTAACAAATCCATGGCCAAGCCATACATTCCGCAGGCGAATGAAAACCAGTTCTTCGCAATGAAAGTCTTCACGCCGCAGCACTCACAACCGGCGGCGGGGTTTCGTCGTTGGCGGCGCGGCCAGCAACAATGCGAACGATCAGTGGGGTGCTCATGCGGCACGCTCCATCGTCAGCGCCACGACGCGCGCTTCGATCTCGGGCATGTGCTTTTCGATGCACTCGGACACCGCGCGAACAACGTCGTCCTCGCTGGCATTGCCTGCCGCGTCGCCGATCTCGATCTCGAACGGAAGCCGCAGCAGTTGCGCCCAGCGGTCGTCCGCCTCGCGCAGTGCTTCACGCAGGCGGTTGATCGTCGTGCTGACCGGAGTCGCGAAGGGCGAGAGCGCTTGGGCCATGATGGGATGCACGCTCATGGCGAGATCCCCATGAAGGCGCGAACCAGCGACGCAACAGCCCACCCGAACACGAACCAAGCCGCCAGCGCCGCCGCAGCCCATGCCAACATCGCAGGCAATGGCGAATCGCTATCCTCTTCCGGCTCGGCGCAGAAGTTCACCGGCTCCGGCCGGATGTCCAGCCGCTTCGCGTGGCTGCGAAACTCGCTGCGGGCCGTGCGCTCGGTGCGCAGGTCTTGGATCTGCTGGTAGCGGGCGGCGGTCATGACGCGCTCCGGATGTTGGCGAGGGCGGCAGTTCCTTTGGCGTACATCTCGGCAGCCGTTTCACGCGACACCATCGCGCAAGTGTTGCCGCACACAGACGTGTAGAAGGAGAGCGCCTCGACCAAATCGGTCACGGCGTCGCGGACTTCTGCAAGCTGGTCGGCAATGAAGCCGGGAACATGCTCACAAGCAATTTCGCGGTCCAGAACCGCAAACACATCCACCGGCCCGCTCACAGCGCACCGCCAGCGATCAGCACGCCAACCAGGATGGCCAGCAAGGCGGCGATGGTCGCCAAGCCCTGCGGGGTGAAGAACGAACCCTTGCCGTTATCCATCTCACTCTCCCATCGCCAGCCCCTCGGGCGGCGTGGGATGAACTATGCACTTCGCGTAAATAGCTGTCAACGCATTTCGCGTAGTTGCCGCAAGAAATATATGCGGAGCGCGTAGGCCGTTTAAGAAACGTTCAGTTTGCCAAACGGCAGGCACAAAAAAGCCCGCTTGTGCGGGCTCGACGTGTGCGGCTGTGGGGTTAACTCACCCAGCAGGGCACTTTGTCGCCTCTGCGATCGCGTTTTGCCGCTGGTTGAAGTGTGCGATGTTCTGCGCGATGACGCCTTGCACGTCCTTCTGTCCGCGCACCCACGGCTCAAGCGCCAGCTCGATCTGATAGCTGCCGTCACCGACCGGTGTTTTGGTCACCGTGCCCGTCTGGCGGCTCGCGCTATTGCTTACGTAAGTCTCAAGCAACGCATCCGTGGCGATGCGCAACCGCATGCCGCTTGCGTTCTCCACGTCCTTGGTGGCCTGCGCCCACATCGCGCTGCATTGCGCCTGGCAGCGGCAGACAGGCGCGGCCTCCTGGCCGAACGCTACCGCCGGCACCAGTGCCGCCAACATCCATAGCTTGTTCATCGCTTTCCCCCCATAGAAGTCACCATCGCCAGAATCGCTTGTTGCTGCTCTGCCGATAAACCCTTCATTGCCCGTGCTGTCGCCGCTGGCACGGGATCCTCGACCAGCTCGACCTCGTTGCCCCTCATGGACTGCACATCCGTCTGCAGCACGTCCATCAACGCCATCAACTCATCCACCTTCCACCTCTCCCCTCGACTGCCGTTGAACCATCCGGCCACCGTCGAATAAGCAACAGCCATGCCACGACGGTTTAGCTCAGCGGTAACGGCCTGGACGCTCATCCCCAGCCTGTCTCGCTGTGCCGTGAGATTGTCGGAGAACTTGCTCATAGTGTGAGACACCGCGCGGCGCCTTGCTTTGTGGGTGGAGCGGAGGGTACGGGGCGGGCTTGCATTGGTGTTACGCGAATCGCATACTCGCCCATAACGCGAAACGCATAGGCTAGACATGGATCCGCGCACCTACTTCGAAAACTACGTGGCAAAGCACGACGGCCAGGCGGCTGCCGCGCGGCACCTCGGCATCCCGTACCAGACGATCGCCGCCGTGTGCAGCGGTCAACGCGGCATCGGCCACAAGCTCGCGCAACGCATGGTCGAAGCGGATCCCTCGCTCGACGCCAGCGTGCTCGTGTGGGTGCGTCCGCTGCGTGACGCGGCAGAGAAACAGAAAGCAGCTTGATTGCATGGGCCTGCCTGAAAGGGGTGGGCTTTTATTTGGCCTCAAGCATGACCTTCCACGCTATTCCATTCAGGGGGAATACGTTGAACAACGAACTGGAACTACTCGTGAAACGACCATTGCAAGCCGTACCCGAGACTGATTGGAAGTGGCGCAGCGAGGGAGCCGCGATCACTTCGATGATCGCCCGTAGTGGCCTGCAGGAAAAGACTGTAGCCATCGAATGCGGCATCGACGCCAGCACGTTGGCGAAGGTGAAGCAGGGCACCGCGCGGCCATCTGAGGAACACCTCAACGCGATGATGGACGCCACCGGCTCCGAGGCGTGGCTCTATTACTGGCTGATCAAGCGCGGCTATGACCCGCGCAGCTTGCGCCGGTTTGAATCCGAAATTGAGCAGAAGAACCGGGAACTGACCGAACGCCTTGCTCAGCTTGAGGCTGAGCGCGAGGTGGAGTTGCGCCTGTTCCGCCAACTGAGGGCAACAGCATGAACGCCAAAGCCAAGATTCCGCCGCCCGTCATCGTCAGCAAAGACCTGACCGCCTACCGCCTTACCAAGAAGCATCAAGCCGTTCTGAAGCGCTGGGACGACATGAAGGCGTATCTGGCGCTAGCCAACAAGGCGCCTGAAGTCGTGCGCCTGAGTCTTGCTGACTACGCCGATATCAACGCCGCAATTTCCAACCAGTCGGACGGTAAGCGAAGCCTTGCGGACGTTCGCTACAAGGGCGTTCCGGTGCTGTCGATATCCGCATCTCCACAGATGCAGGCATTCGGATGAAATTCCATATCAGCAGTCCCGTGCACCTGGACGGCGAGATTGGCGTGCGCAGCGTCGTAGCGTGCCGCGTCAGCATCTCCGGCGCAGGTGGTTTCGACTACCGCCTGTTGCCTCCCACTGATGGCTGGGTTCATGGCTCGCGCCTAAAGACCGCCAAAGGCTATGGCGGAAACGCAGATGACGGCGAGAACCCGTTTCCGGAGGCCGCATGAACATCCACGACCACGGCGAGAACGATCCGCTGGAGTTCACCTTGGGCAGTTGGGCGCCGGTTGCCGCGGTGGTGAGGCGGGAGCTGGAAGAGCAAACGGGGCGGGTGCTCACGCAACTGCCGGACAACAGCAATGGATGACCTCGACCGCGCCTCCGAAATCGAACAACTAGAGCGCGCCGCCGCACTCTCGCGCCACGCGGCCCGCCCGCAACCCGTGCTGCTGTGTGAAGCGTGTGAGGAAGTTCCTGCACACGTCACCACGTCGGGCACGCATTGGCGTTTCTGCGTTCCTTGTTCGGAAGAGTTTTTGCGGGGTGGGGTGTGAACATCATCGTTGCAGGCGAAGAGTCTGGCGTTACCCGCGATGCGTTCGCCGCGCTAGGCCACAACGCCTGGTCATGCGACCTGAAGCCCTCGCGCTCGCCTGGTGGTCAGCACTGGCAGGGCAGTTGGCATGACGTGTACTGGCCCAGCTTTGACCTTGCCGTGATGCATCCTGAGTGCACGCACCTTGCCGTCAGTGGCGCCAAGCACTTCGCGGCGAAACGCGCGGATGGCAGGCAGCAGGCCGCGATTGCCGAGTTCATGTATCTGGCGAATGCGCCGGCCTATGCTTCATGCGTCGAACAGCCCGTCGGCATCATGTCCACGCTATACCGCAAGCCGGATCAGATCGTGCAGCCGTGGATGTTCGGTCGCTGGGAGTCCAAGGCAACCTGTTACTGGCTGAAGAATCTGCCGCGCCTATCGGTGCTGTACCGCACGGTAGACGAGGCGCGCGAAGCGCTTGGTTTGCCTGCTGACGCAAAGCCAGAGCAGAAGGTGTGGAAGGCAGCGCCGACAAAAGACCCCGAGGTTCGCAGGGCTATCCGCTCCGAATCATTCCCCGAGATTGCCGCCGCGATGGCGATGCAGTGGGGCGGTCAGGTCGAGCGCTTGGCGGTGGCCGCATGAACCAGCGCAGCAGTAACCGCCGCCGTCACGCCGCCGTGCTTATCGACCAGCTTGTCGAGGGCCGCAATAGCCGCAGGATCGCGCAACACAACGGCGATCTGGCGGCCACGGGCAACGCTGGCGGCTTGGCGCTCGGCGCCGGTCTTGGGTTTGGTCACAGAACGCCGCCAGCCGCAAAGCGCGCCAGCGCCTCCACTGCCTGCCATCCCGGCATCGGACCAGCCAGCACGACCACATCATTGGAGCGCCCCTTGCGAGGGATGGACTGGACGATGGTGAACTGCCCGTCCTTGACGCGCGTGGCGATGTGCGGGTCGCGCTTCCGCGCCGCTAGCGTGGTGAGGACGATGGTCGGCGTCGCTGGGTTGGCGATGGCCCGAGCGTTCGCGGCTTCGATTGCCGCTCTGTATTCGGTTTCGTTGCTCATCTCGCATCTCCGCAGCGGGCCAATCCCGCCGATGTGTGAATCCTATATTGTCACTAGTGACGTGTCAACACCTTTCGCACGGATCGCCGCATGAGCGCCATCCCCGCGCCCCTGGACAAGCTGCGCGACGCTTGCGTGCCGTTCACGCTTGAAGAGCTTGCAGCTACGAAATTCACCAGCGATGGCGATTACCGCCGCGGGTACTCACATGGCTATCAGGACGCCATGCGGGACATGCGAGACATCATGCTCCGTCGCGGATACAGCCGGCCGAGAGAGGCGTGGAACATCCTGGCCCGCTTCTATGACCTGGTGATCTTGCCGTGGCGATCGTCTGACTTGAAGCGCTTGATTGATCCGCCTCGCATGGCGCTTCCTGATTCGTGGCTCACCGTGCGCAAGCGCGTATTCGAGCGAGACGGAAATGCCTGCGTTCAATGCGGCAACGTCGACGGACTCGAGTGCGATCACATCCGCGAAGTCCGCCGAGGTGGCAGGCCTGAAATGGACAACCTGCGCACGCTGTGCGGAGCCTGTCACCGCGCGCGCAAAGGTGAAGCATGACCCTAGACCACGCCCTCCGCTACGCCAGCATGGGCTGGGCCGTGCTGCCGCTGCACGCCATGAAGGCCGGCAACTGCACCTGCGGCAAAGCGGACTGCAAGAGCCCGGGCAAGCATCCGATCAATGACCTGGTGCCGCATGGCGTGCACGATGCCAGCAAGGACGCGGCCCGCATCACCGAATGGTTTACCCGGGTGCCGCACGCGAACGTCGGCATCGCCACCGGTGCGCCCTCGGGCTTCGACGCCCTGGACGTGGATCCGCGCAATGGTGGTGATGACACCCTGGCCGACATCGAGCGCAAACAGGGCAAGTTGCCCGATACCGCGCTCGCGCTGACCGGCGGCGGTGGCTATCACTACCTGTTCAAGCACGACGGCAGCCGCTTGCGCTCGCCCGGGCGCGGCATCGACGTCAAGTCGACTGGCGGTTACATCGTGGTCGAGCCGTCGAACCATTCCACCGGCGGCACCTACGCATGGGAAGGCAGCGCCGACCCGACCGAAGGCTATGCAATCGCCGACGCGCCGGCCTGGTTGCACCTGCCCGCTGTCGCGAAAGCGCAGGCCGTTTCCGGCACCGGCTACCTGGACCCGCAGCGCATCGCTGACCTGCAGGCCGCACTTGGGGCCCTGGACGCATCTGACTACGCGCAGTGGATCGCCGTCGGTCAGGCGTTGCATTCGACCGAGGCGCCGCAGGCGTTCGAGCTGTGGGATGCATGGAGCCAGACGGCGCCGAATTACGACAACAGCACATCGGCCAAGTGGAAAACGTTCAGGGCCAATGGACCGTTGCACGTCGAGAGCATCTTCACCTGGGCGCATGACGCCGGATGGTCGGGCGATGCTCCCCGGGTTGCTGCGCCGGCAAGCAACGTCATCGCCTTCATGCAGGCCGATTCCGCTACGCCGTCTCACCTCCTGCGACTGCCCGGGGTACTGGGGGCGGTGGTCGACCTGTACAACCGAACCGCGCCCAAGCCACAACCGCAGTTCGCCGTGCAAGCCGCGCTTGCCCTGGGTGCCGTGGTGCTTGGCCGGCGCTACAAGACCACGCGCGAGAACTGGTCGCCGCTGTACCTGGTCAACGTGGGCAAGTCGGCCACCGGCAAGGAACACCCGCGCACCATCATTGAAGCCTGCCTTGACGCGGCGCAGCTTGGTCACCTGATCGGCCCGGCCGGTTACACGTCCGACTCGGCGGTGTTCTCGGCGCTTTATCACCAGCCGGCACACATCACGATCATTGACGAGCTCGGCGACCTGTTGGGAAACGCGCAGGCACAGGGCAATTTCCACAAGCGCCAGGCCGTGACCGAGCTGGTCAAGTGCTGGGGGCTTCCGCACGGCACGTTGCGCCCGCAAGGCTATTCGACCATGAGTCTGACGGCCGTACAGCGCTCCGAGGCGACCGCGCGACTGATCCAGCGCCCATCCCTATCCATGCTCGGCATGACCACGCCCAAGACGTTCTATGGCGCCCTGACCGAGCAGAGCATCGAGGGCGGCTTCCTGAACCGCCTGCTGATCGTCGAGAGTCACATCGGCCGGCAGCTATCCCGTGTCGCGGATCCGCTAGACGTGCCCGATAGCATCATCGAGTGGTGCCGGGCCGCCCGGGCTGGCCAGCAAGGCAACCTGACCGGCCTGGACCTGGCCGCGGATCAAGTTCCCGTGCCCCGGGTAATCGACTTCCTGCCCGAAGCCCGGGCCGCGTTCCGTGCCTATGAGTCGGCCTGTCTGAAGTCGATGGACCAGCTTGAGCCCGAAGGTCTGGCGGAAATGGAGGGGCGCAGCCTGGAAAAGGCGTTGCGCATTGCCATGTCCCTGGCCGTTTCAGACAACGTGACGACGCCGTTCATCCGCCTTGAGCACGCCGAGTGGGCGATCGCCTACGTGACGCACTACACGGCGCAGACGATCGAGGCGGTGCGCAAGCACATGCACGGCAGCCAGTTTGCGCAGTGGCGGGCGGCCGTTCTGGAAATCATCCAGAAGCGTGGGCCGCGTGGCCAGACCGAGCGCGACCTGGCGAAATCCTCGCGGATGTACGCCGGCATGGAACCGCGGATCCGCAAAGCCGTCATGGACAGTCTGAAGTCTGACGGCCTGGTCGAGTTCGTCGACATGGGCGGTGGATATGGCGGAAGGGGAAAGCGTCGACTTGCCTGGATTGCACTGCAGCCGGAGCAAGACGATGCGGCTTGATTGGTTATCGCCGACAAAGTCGCCGCACCCTTTGTACCCGGCTATAACCGTTGGGAGAGTAGGGCTTGAGGCTGATCGCCGACAAAATTCCGTAAAGGATTATTTTTCCCGAAAGAGGGGCTATACGTGAAGAATCTCTATATAAAGAATATATATATATATTGTAGTCAATCAAGCTCTAGCCCTAGTGCTGCAACGGTTTTAATCGCCGCATCGCATGTACCCAATTTGTCGGCGGTGATTCTCCCTGCTGTGAGGGTCAGCCGATGACCGGGTGTCCGCTCGAGGACCTTGAGCAGGAGCTGGTGATCCGCTGGTCGATCGGTCAGGCCGACACCTGGCCCGAGCTGGCGTTGCTTTATCACCCGGCGAACGGCGGCAAGCGGAGCAAGCGCGAGGCGGCCAAGTTCAAGCGGATGGGCGTCAAACCCGGCGTGCCGGATCTGCACCTGCCGATCGCCCGCGGTGGTTTCCACGGCCTGTACGTCGAAATGAAGCGCATGGACGGCGGGCGGGTGTCGAGCGAGCAGAAGGTATGGCTGGCCGCACTGCACGCGGCTGGGCATTGCGTGGCGGTGTGTGAGGGGCATGAGCAGGCCATTGCCGTGCTGCGTGATTACTTGGCGGCCGATGGCTGCGAACAGATGGGGGAAGCGGCGTGAGCAAGGTTTCGTTTCGATGCACGATTCACGACGTAGACGTTTCCATCGAATGGCGTCAAGAGAAGCCAGAGAACGCCTACGCCGCATGCCCTTTGTGCGCCACAGAAGATGCCGCAAGGTTCAGGACTGAGGCTCGCACGCTGCGCATTCAGCGCGACGCCATGTTGCAAATGATCGACCTCGCCAAAAGCCTGCAGGAGCTTTCCGCATGACGACTTTCGAACCCCGCAGCCGCCCGACCTTCCGCGAGCGCGTGCTCGCCCTGGCCGGTCATGGCACGTTCCGCGAGCCGGCGAGCGGCAGCAGCGAACAGCGGCAGATCCCGACCGATCACCTCATCGCCGCGGCCCTGAGCTTTGGCCGGCGCAACCCGCGCGACATCGGGCCGGACATCGCCATCGACATGGCGACCGGCCGCCCGGGGCACTACCTGCGGGTGTGCGAGTGGGCTGGGCGCGCTGTGGCGGGCGACAGAGGGGCGCCGGCACGTCGGGCTAAGCCCTGGGCTGCCCACATCGCCGTGGCGGCGTACAACGCGCTCGTTCGCGGTTACGCTGTTCCCGCTGCACCCGATGGCTGCCGCGATGACGATTGGGCCGAGCTAGTGCTGTTCGCGTGCCTGTTGCTGGAATACGCGGCCGAGGATGCGCTAGCGTTGGCGGGGCGTAGGCATCGGAGGGTGGCGTGATGAAAAGGGTACTTGGTGCCGTGCTCTTTGGGGTTCCTGTGCTCGCTCTCGTCGCTGCGTCTGCGTACGTCAATGGGCTATGGGTTACTGTGTTCATCTGGACAACGGCGATTGTCCTGACTGCTATGATCGCGACCGGCATCAAGCTGCTCGTCGACTGACTTGACTTCATCCCGCACCCTGCCATCCTTGCCCATGATGCGATAGTTTTGTTTTATGCGCCGGGCGTGATCCCGGTCATGCAGCACAGGTTCCGTATGGTTCGCTAGCTGCACCTGTTTTGAGCCCGGCCTAGCGCCGGGCTTTTCTTTTGAGCCGGCCGACGCCAAGGCGCCGCAGCAGCCGCAAGGCTCGCCGGACTTATTCGAGACCACGACATGAGCGCACTTCCCAGTGAGGCGGCTGCACGCGTCGAGTATCCGATGGCCGATGGCCTGCTGTTCTATTTCCCTGCCGCGCTGGCCTGGGTATCGCGTTGCAGCAAGGTCGGCAACGACCAGCATAATCCAGGCGAGAAGCTTCATTGGGCGATGGACAAGTCGACCGACCACGCGAACAAGATCATCCGCCACCTGTTGGAAGTCGGCACCGATGACGCCGACGGCATCCCGCATTCGGTGAAGGTCGCATGGCGTGCGCTGGCACTGGCGCAAGAGGATCTGATGGCGCGCAAGGGTGCGCCGATGCCGCGGAATGGGCGGATGGGCGCGGTGAAGTCGTTCGACGCGATGGACTTCGTGCGCATGGCTTGCACTGGACGCCAACCACCCAACTGCGACTTCGCCCGCGACGACCAGGCGAGCGGGCTGTGATCTGTCCGAAGTGCGGCGCAGAGGGCGCAACGCGTAACGGGAATGGGCGCGGCCGCTGCTTGGCATCCGGCAGCATCCATACCTTCACGCTTCCGCCCGCCTCACTGACCCAGCCCGACAACCTGCCCGACGGCGTCAAGCTGCGCGGTACGTCAACGCTGACCGACATCCGCACCGGTGAGACGGTGCTGCAGTGGGTCAAGACGACGGCGGACGACGCCAAGCGCGAAGCGGCGATCCTCGCCAGCATCAAGGCCCTCGCCGAGAGCATCAAGCCAGTCAAGGCGCAGCGCGCACCGGCGCGCACCGTCGATGACCTGGCGAATCTGTACGTCGTCACCGACTACCACCTGGGCATGCTGAGCTGGCCCGAGGAAACCGGCGACGATTGGAACCTGGACATTGCCGAGAACATGCTGGTCGATTGGTTCGGCGCGGCGATCGCGCAGAGCCCGGATGCTGAGCTCGGCATCTTCTGCCAGTTGGGCGACTTCCTGCACTTCGATGGCCTGGACGCGGTGACGCCGGCCAGCAAGCATCTGCTGGACGCCGACACGCGGTTCCAGAAGATCGTGCGTGTGGCCATCCGCGCCATTCGCCGGGTGATCGGGATGCTGCTGGCCAAGCATGCGCGGGTGATCGTGATCATGGCCGAAGGCAACCACGACACGGCGTCAAGTATCTGGCTGCGCGAGCTGCTGGCGGCGCTGTATGCCGACGAGCCGCGCATCACGGTCGACGTGAACCCGGATCCGTACTACTGCGTAGAGCATGGCAAGACGGCGCTGTTCTTCCACCACGGCCACAAGCACAAGATGGCCGGCATCGACGCGGTGTTTGCGGCGAAGTTCCGCGAGGTGTTCGGCCGGACCAAGTACGCCTTCGCGCACATGGGTCACCTGCATCACATCGACGTGAAAGAGACGAGCCTCATGGTTGTCGAGCAGCACCGAACGCTGGCCGCCAAGGATGCCTATGCGTCGCGCGGCGGCTGGATGAGCGATCGCGACGCACAGGTGATCACGTACAGCAAGGAATGGGGCAAGGTCGGGAGCGTGGTGGTCAGTGCGCGCATGTTGGAGAAGGCCGCGTGAAGCAACCACCGAAGGTGCGGATGCGCTCCGCCGATCCGCTGCAGGACTACTACCGCGACAGGGATGGAAATCGTTACTGCGTCGCGCGGTTGCTAGATGACACGAAAGACCTTCCCGTGTTCGACTTGCCCGTTGCCGCGCTAGACCTGTCGTCGATGATTTGGGACGACTGCAACATGTTCGCGCTGGCGTTCCACGTCAAGAAGTGCGTGGACGCTGATCTACGCTATCCGATCCTGTTGGACTGGAACGGCGGTGTTGCGGACGGCAGGCACCGAATCATCAAGGCGATCATGGACGGCAAGCGCACGATCAAGGCGCGGCGCATGTATTGGAAGCCTGATCCCGACTCGAAGGCCGAACAGTGACCACCGACCAGATCGTCGCCGAGATCACGCGGCGTGCTTGGAGCTTTGGCGTCTCTGTGTTGTTGGCGCCTGGAGACAGCGTTCCTTTCGATGACGGTTTGCGGTGTGCCGGCTACTTCAGTGGCGACGACACGCAGCCAATGCTGGTCGTGGCCAAGGGCTCAAGTCGTTGGCTCGGCACGCTTCTGCACGAATACAGCCACCTGACGCAGTGGGCCGAGGGCGCGCCGGTGTGGAAAGCTAGTGAGAATGTCCAATGGCCGGCATGGATAGCCGGCAAGAAAGTGCGCGGAGTGCGGAAACACCTCGCAAACTCCCGCGAGCTTGAGGCTGATTGCGAACGGCGCGCGGTTCGGTTGATGCGTGAGCTGGATGCGCCAATCGACATCGAGCAGTACATACGCGGCGCCAATGCTTACGTGCACTTTTACAACATCGTCGCAGAGAAGCGGCGCTGGTGTTCGCCAGAGCGTAGGCCATACGACATGCCCAGCGTGCTCGCTGCGGCCAATCCGACACTGGACAGTGATTACTCCAAGACGCCGAAGGCACTACGCGCGGCGCTGATGGAGTGCGTCCAGTGACCATCACCCAACCGCGGCGCAAGCCCGCACGCAAGGGCTAAGCCATGCGCGACGACATCGGACAATTCCGACACTTCGACAACTTCAACGGCGCGGTTGCGCTCTCTTTCTTCGGGGCGACTGTGGCCGGCTGGTCTATCAATGAATGGGCCGCGCTCGCCGCGCTGTCGTACTCCCTGCTGCTCATCGCGCAAAAGGTCTGGCAGTTCGTGCGCTGGCTGAAGCCCAAGCCGCCCGCGCTGCCATGAATGGCAAGCAGACCGCGAGCGGCGCGAGCGTGATGGGCCTGGTTGTACTGATGGCGGCGTGGTTCATCCAGCCGGCAGAGAACACGGTGCCGGTGGCGTATCGCGACGTGGCGCAAGTGGTAACTGCGTGCACCGGACACACCGAGCCCGGCCTGAAGGTCGGCGTCGACTACAGCGCGAGCTGCGCCAAGTGGCTGGCCAGCGACATCGGCAAGGCCGCGACCGGCGTGCAGGCATGCGTGCATGCGCCGATGCGATCGTATGAGTGGGCGGCCTACACGTCGCTCGCGTTCAACATCGGCGTGCCGGCGTTCTGCCGATCGAGCATTGCGCGCAAGGCGAACGCAGGCGACACCGCGGGCGCATGCGCCGCTATCGAACTCTACGTGTACGCGGGCGGTAAGCGCGTGCAAGGGCTGGCCAACCGTCGTGCGGGTGAGCGCGCGCTTTGTGAGGGCAGGACGTGAAGATTCGCTTCAATAAATCGTTCGCACACTTCAATCCTGATCTTCACCCACTGCATGGGCCGCAAATATGGCCGTGGTGGAGGATCGTTTCCTTTGGGCCTGTCCCATTGGCCGTTTATGCGCCTAGCACTGCCTACCGACTGTGGGTGTACACACGCTGGGGCTCCTGTTACTTCGAAGTGTTTTTTGATCGCCGCGGTGCCACGCCATGACCGCCATCAAGGTTCTGCTCGTCCTCGCCGCGCTCGCCTTCGGCCTCTATGTCGCCTGCTCTGGCAGCGGCCCGGACGCGCCGGCATGACTCGCTATCTGCTGATCGCCCTGGCCGTGCTGGCGGTCACGGCCGGCATGCTCGCCATGCATTTTCGCGGGGCTGCCGCTATTTCCGCTGCTGGGAGGGTGGCAGCGGAGCAAAGAGCCGACGGGCTGGCTGCCGACCTGAAGCAATCCGAGGCCGCGCGCGCTCACGAACACGCCGAGGCGTTGCGCTTCCAAGGCATCGCCGATCAATACGAACAGGACAAGACCAATGCTGAAGCCAATGCAAGCAAGCTTGCTGCTGATCTGCGCGCTGAGCGTGTGCGCTTGCGCCCCATCTGGCGTTGTCCGGCCGCCCGTGTGCCCGGTGTTGCAGCCAGTGCCGGCAAGCCTGATGCAAGCACCGAAGACCGAAGCGAAAGTGCGGCACGAGTTGTTCGAGCCGCCGCAGAAGCCGACGCCCAAATCCGCGCCCTCCAATCCATCTTGACCGCCGAGCGCAACCCATGATCGAACGCCTGCGCGCTGCCTGGGCCGCCCTCTGTGGCGGCCTTGTGCTTTCCGGCCACGGCTGGGTGGTGGTGTTCAAGTCCGGCGACGGCACGCACACCGTGCGCTGGGACCACATCAAGACCGACGAGGCCGCGACGCTGCTGTATCAGGCCGCCGACTCGATGGTCGACCGCATCAACGGGCATTCAACGATTCACTGACATGACGACGAAAGACACCGAAAAGCACAAGAACGAAAAGACGTGGGAGCCCGGCCAGTCCGGCAACCCTGGCGGCCGCTCGCCGCGCGTGGGGCCGAATGGAGAGACTGTGGCGCAGTTGGCGCGGGCGCATACCGAGACGGCGATCAATGCGCTGGTCGAGGTGTGCAACGACAAGGCGCACCCGCAGCGCGTTGCCGCCGCCAATGGCCTACTCGACCGCGGCTGGGGCAAGCCGAAAGAATCGGTGGACATCGACGCGAACGTGAAAGGCTCCGGCGTGCCGATTATCCAGATCGTGCGCCTGCCTGCAGTCGATGACGCGGATTGAATTAACCGCGCCACAATTCGATTTCGTCACCGCCGAGGATCAATTCCCCGCGATGGTTGCCGGCTTCGGTTCTGGCAAGACGCACGCGGCCATCATCCGCGCGCTCGCCAAGAAGCTGCAGTACCCCGGCCAGAACGTCGCGTACTACCTGCCGACTTACGATCTGGTGCGGCGCATCGGCTTTCCGCGCTTCGCTGAAACGCTCGAAGGCATGGGCGTGCCGTACAAGACGAACAAGGCGGACGCGGTCATAGCGGTAGAGGGTGCGGGGGAGATCATTTTCCGCACGATGGATACGCCGGAACGCATCATCGGCTATGAGGTGGCGGACTCGATCGCCGACGAGCTTGATACGCTGAAAGAGGAACAGGCGCGCGACGTCTGGACCAAGATCATTTCCCGCAACCGGCAGAAGAAACCGGACGGCAGCTTGAACACGGTCGGCGTGGCGACCACGCCCGAGGGCTTCCGGTTCGTGTACGACCGCTGGAAGCGCAACCCGGTCGATGGCTACCGGATCATCAAGGCGTCGACCATGTCGAACGCTGCGAACCTGCCGCCCGGCTACATCGACAGCTTGCGCGCGTCGTATCCGTCGAACCTGCTGGCCGCGTACCTGGACGGCGAGTTCGTCAACCTGGTGGCCGGTTCGGTCTATGCCGAGTTCGACCGCCACAAGAACGCCAGCACCGAAACGATCCAGCCGGCCGAGGCGTTGCATGTCGGCATGGATTTCAACGTCGGCAAGATGAGCGCGGCCGTTCATGTGCTGCGCGGTGACGACCCGCACGCGGTGCTTGAGTACACGCGGGTGATGGACACGCCAGCCATGTGTGCGCTGCTGAACTCGCGGCACGCCGGCCATCCGATCATCGTCTATCCCGATGCGAGCGGGCAGAGCCGCAAGAGCAACAACGCGAGCGAGTCCGATCTGTCGATCTTGCGGGCGGCCGGGTTCAGCGTGCGAGTCAACGCCACCAACCCGCGCGTCAAGGATCGCGTGTTGTCGGTGTGCGCGATGGTCAACAAGGACGGCGCGAGGCGCTACCGCATCAACCCGGAAACCTGCCCCGAACTCGTCGAGAGCTTGGAGAAACAGGCGTACGACAAGAACGGCGAGCCGGACAAGTCCGGCGGACTCGATCACATCATTGACGCGGCCGGCTACTTCATCGCCTACCGCTACCCGATCCAGCGCCGTATCGCGCTCGTTCAACCGCTGAGAATCTAAATCATGGCCCTTGCTGTTCACGAATGCTCGCCGGCAATCTCCGCGCTGGCGATCGAGTGGTGTGTCGCCGAGGCGCTTATGGGCGGAACACCGGCCATGCGACGCGCGGGCAAGGCGCATTTGCCGCAATGGCCGGCGGAAGAGTTGGCCGCGTACAACGCGCGCCTGTCCACGGCGACGCTGTTTCCGGCGTATCGGCGCACAGTGGGCGTGATGGCAGGCAAGCCGTTCAGCAAGGAGCTGACGCTGTCGGCCGATACGCCGGCCAGCATCCAGACCTGGGCCGAGGACATCGACCAGCAGGGCGTCAGCCTGCACGCCTGGGCGGCCGATGCGTTCCACGAGACCGTTGCGTATGGCCTGGATGGCGTGTTGATCGACTACCCAGCCGTGCCGACGGGCAAGGGCCGAACCGTCGCCCAAGTCGAAGCCAGCGGCGCGCGTCCGTACTTCGTGCACATCAAGCATCACCAGATTCTCGGCTGGCGCGCGGCCGTACAGGGCGGCAAGATGCGCCTCACGCAATTGCGCATCGTCGAGGCGGTTGAGGAAGAGGACGGCGCGTTCGGCGTAACGTGCGTGCCGCAGGTGCGCGTACTGTTTCCTGGCGGCTGGCAGACGTGGCGCGAGATCGCCGGCAAGGGCTGGCAGATGTATACCAGCGGCCGTACCACGCTGAGCGACATCCCGTTCGTGCCTTTCTACGGCCGCCGCGCGGGGTTCATGATCGGCGAGCCGGCGCTGCTCGATCTGGCCTACCTCAACGTCAAGCACTGGCAGAGCCAGAGCGATCAGGACACGATTTTGCACGCCGCGCGGGTGCCGATTCTCACCATCGCCGGCATCGACGAAATGCCTCAGTTGGCGATTGGCGGGTCCACTGCGATCAATCTCGGCAGAAATCCCGACGCCAAGATTCTGTGGGTCGAACACACCGGCGCCGCTATCGAGGCCGGAGCAAAGTCCCTCGCCGCGCTGGAAGAACAGATGATCCAGACCGGCGCCGAGTTGCTGGTCAAGAAGCCCGGCCAGCGCACCGCCGCGGAGTCGAACAACGACGCCGAGGGCAACAAGTGCGACCTGCAGCGCATGGCCGAAGGGTTCGAGGACGCGCTCGACCAGGCGCTGTGGTTCATGGCGCAATACGCGCGCCTGCCATCCGCCGGCAAGGTGTCGCTGTTCAAGGACTACGGCGCGGCCACATTGAGCGATGCCAGCGCGACGCTGGTCAAAGACCTGAACATGGCCGGCATCGTGACGAAGTCGACCGTGATCGAGGAAATGAAGCGCCGCGGCGTGCTGTCGTCGGACATTGACACCGAGACAGAGATTGCCGCCGCCGAGGCTGAGGGCCCGCCGCTGGGCGGGTTGGGGGTGCCGCCAGAGGTAGGATCGGCCACGAGCGTGGCGGGCTGATATGCCAGCCACCGCCAGCGAGCTCCTACAAGATGACGCGATCAACCACGCGCACGACCTGCACCGCTTCAGTGTGGGTGTGGTGCAGCGGATGATCGCGGTCTTGAACCGGGCCGATGCGTCGCTCATGGCGCAGCTCACCGAGGCGCTGATGCGCCTTGAGCGTGAGAGCTTCACCGTTGCGCGCCTGGAGGCGGTGCTGGACAGCGTTCGCCGCGTCAACGCGGATGCCTACGCCGCTGTGCTGGACGCGCTACAGCCCGAGATTAAAGGGCTCGCACGCGTCGAAGCCGCAGCACAAACAAGCGCGTTCAAGGGTGCGATCCCGTCCGTGGTGCAGATCCAGTTTCCGGTTGCCGGGATCAGCGCTGAACAGGTCTATGCCGCAGCCCTCTCGCGGCCGTTTCAGGGGCGCTTGCTGAAGGATTGGGCGGCCAACCTGGAACAGAGCCGCCTAGGCATGATCCGCAACACCGTGCGCGCCGGCTTCGTCGAGGGCCAGACCACGGCCGAGATCATCCAGAAAGTGCGCGGAACGCGTGCGCTCAAGTACGCCGACGGCCTGCTTAACAAGCCGCGGCACGAGCTGGCTGCCGTGGTACAGACCGCCTTGAGCCATACCGCGCAAACGGCGCGCGCCGTGATGACGGACGCGAACGCCGACCTCATCAAAGCGACCCGCTGGGTGTCGACGCTGGACACGCGCACCAGCCCGCAGTGCCGCATCCGCGACGGCCTGACCTACACGCCGCACGACCACAAGCCGATCGGGCACAAGATCCCGTGGGGCGATGGGCCGGGGCGGCTGCATTTCAATTGCCGGTCGGTGAGCGTGCCGGTTTTGAAGTCATGGAGGGAGCTTGGAATCCACATCGACGACATGACGCCGGGCACGCGCGCGAGCATGGACGGTCAGGTTCCGGCCGACCTTACGTACAAGGAGTGGTTCGCCAAGCAGAGCGCAGCCCGGCAGGAGGAAATCCTCGGGCCGGCGCGCTATGCGCTGATGCAGAAGGGCAAGGTGTCACTGGACTCGTTCTACAACGACCGCGGCCGCTGGTTGAGCCTGGCGGAGCTGGAAAAGCGGTTGCCTTGACTTCATCCGCCGACCTGTAATCATTCCCCAAGATGGCGAAGTTTCGCGTGATAGATGGCACCCCTGCACCGGATACGCCGGGCGAGCGGGTGCGCAAGCGGACAGTAGCCAGCCGGGCAATCTACAAGCCGTCCTGCAGCAGTTGTGGCGGCCATGAGTACGTCACGGCACGCCACGGCAACACGCGAAGCAAGCTCTGCATCATCTGCCTGACTCAAGGCAGGCGACGCGAAATGACATAGCCAGGCGCGCCGCGCCAGCAGCAATCAACCAAGCCACCCCACGGGTGGCTTTTTCTTTGGGCCATGCCCACCCATACAGCCCGAGGGGCCACACCCGTGAGCGAAGAAACCAATCTGAACAGCCAGGAAGTCAAGGACGCCATTGCCGCCGCCGTTGCGGAAGCCGTGGACGGTCTCAAGACGAAGAACACCGAATTGCTCGGCAAGCTCAAGAAGGCGCAGCAGGGTCAGCAGATCGACCCAGCAGACCTCGCGGCCGTCGAGCAGGAACGTGACGCGCTGAAGGCGCAACTGGCCGATGCCAACAAGGCAGCCAAGAAGCTGGCCACCGAAGCCGAAGCCGCTGCGAAGCGTGCCGAAGCGGCGGAAGGCGGCATGACGAAGCTGCTTGTCGAGAACGGGCTCAACGACGCACTGGCGAAAGCTGGCGTGACCAATCCCGTTCACCAGAAGGCGGCCAAAGCCATGCTGGCGACTCAGGTTCAGATCGCAGACGACAACGGCGCCAAGGTGCCAAAGGTCGGCGAGAAGGCGCTCGCGGAGTTCATCACCGAATGGGCTGGCAGTGACGAAGGAAAGCACTTCGTCACTGCACCCGACACGGCTGGCGGAGGCGCGCATAACAACAGCGGCGCACCCGTCATCACCGGCAACAAATCCAGCATGTCACCGCAGGCCAAGGCCGATTTCATCGGCAAGCATGGCGCGGAGGCGTACTCCAACCTCCCCGATTAAGGAAACATCATGGCCGTCACTCTCCCGACCGACACCAAGTTCCGCGACCCGTTCTTCCAGAGCGGCTATGCGGAAACCATCGTCCAGAACATCAACGCCTTCAACGCCGCGAGCGCTGGCGGCATCGTCATGCGGACCAACCGCAAGATCGGCGATTTCGACTACTCGGCGTTCTTCCTGAACACCTCGGGCCTCGTGTCCCGCCAGGATCAGACGTCCGTGGCCGGCGCCACCAGCCTGAAGCTGTCGCAGGCCGAAATCGCCCGCGTCAAGCTGAATCGCAAGATCGGCCCGGTGGACTGGACCCGCTCCGCGTTCCTGAAGCCCGGTCTGGACATGAACGCCTTCCGCGTTGTGGCCGGCAATCAGTCCGCCGCGGCCAGCACACAGGAGATGCTGTCGAGCGGCCTGTCGGCTGCGGTGGCGGCTCTGAAGAACCAGGCCACCAACACCCTGACCGTGGCCACCAGCGGCACGCTGGACACCGGCAGTCTGATCGACGGCCTGGCCAAGTACGGCGACGCGGCTTCCCGCATCGCGGTGTGGGTCATGCACTCGAAGGCGTACTACAACCTCGTGAAGGAACAGGCGCTGACCTCGAAGATCGAGGGCATCGCGAACTTCAACGTGCAGACCGGCACGCCGGTCACGCTGAATCGCCCGGTGCTGGTCACCGACGACCCGGCGCTGCTGGTGGCCTCGGGTAGCGGCTCGACCGCGACCGTCGACTACTTCACCCTCGGCCTGACCGCCGACTCGATCCTGCTGGAAGACAGCGAGGAAGAATACGTCTCGTTCCAGGAGATTCTCGGCAACGAGCAGATCATGGTTCGGATGCAGGGCGAGTACGCGTACAACCTGGGCCTGAAGGGCTTCACCTGGGACGTGGCCAACGGCGCGAAGAACCCGACCGCCAGCGCCATCGCCACCGCCTCGAACTGGGACAAGGTTGCGACCTCGTTCAAGGATCTCGGCGGCGTAGTCATCCAGTCCAAGTAATGAAGGTCGCGCTGTACGGCACCGACTGGGCGAATCCCGAGCTTGCCGCCTTCGGGCGGGGAGCGGAGGCAAGCGGCCACGGTGTCGTGTGGCGCAACCCGCATTACTGGCGAGACGATGAGGCCGAGCGATTCGGCCTCGTTGTTCTGTCAGGGCTGCATGCGAAACACTCGGACATCCTGCGCGTCTACGGTGCGCAGGGCGTTCCGGTGCTGGTACTCGACGCGGGCTACATGCGCCGTGACCTGGGGTACTGGCAGGTATCACTCGGAGGCCTGAACCGGCCGCCATCCTTTTCTTGTGAGTCCGATCGCTTCGATGCGCTCGGGCTGACGATCAAGTCCGCCGGCGGCAACCCGAAAGGGTATCGCCTGATTGCTGGGCAACTGCCGCGCGATGCGTCGCACGGACTGAGCGAGGCCGAATACGAGGCATGGCTGCACGCGCAGACGGGGCGGTTGCGTAGGCACCCCCTGCTGGCCGTCGTGCCGCCCCTTACTGACGATCTAGCCGGTGCGAAGTGCGTGCACACGTACTGCAGCACGACCGGCCTTGATGCGCTGATCGCGGGCGTTCCGGCCACGGCCGAGGCGCCCGAGCGCGCGTGCTGGGGCGAACTGAGCGGCGCCAAGCTGCCGACCCTGGCCGCGCGGCGCGCACTGTGTAACCGGCTGGCCTATGGCCAGTGGACTCTCGACGAAATGCAATCCGGCGAAGCGCCGGCCTTTGTGATGGAGCATCTATGGCACTGGTGATCGAAGACGGCTCCGGTGTCGCTGATGCCGAGGCGTACATCTCCGTCGCTGACGCTGACGCGTACTTCGCGGCGCGCGGTGGCGTGGCGTGGGCGGCTCTGGACATGGCGGCTAAAGAGCAGGCTCTGCGGCGTGCGACCGATTACCTCGAAGCGGCCTATGCCTGGCGCGGCGAACGCGCAACGTCCACGCAGGCACTGAGCTGGCCGCGTGCGTGCGTCGTAGTCGATGGCGTAACGATCGCGTCGGATTCGGTGCCGCTGGCCATCCAGCGCGCCAATGCCGAACTGGCCGTGCGCGCATCGGCGGGCGATCTGGCGGCCGACCAGGCTGCGCAGGTAAAACAGGAAACCGTCGGACCTATCACCGTCGTCTATGCCGACGGCGCACGCCAGAGCGTGCGGTATGCAGCGGTCGATGCGCTGGTGGCCGCGTATGTGCGCGGCGGCGGGCAGATTCCGGTGGTGCGGGCGTGAACGACATTCGGTTCGTGCCGACGGCCCCTGGTCGCGGTGAGCTCTACATCAACGGCCACAAAGTGCAGGACGTGCTGAGTGTTGAGCCGAATCTTTTCGAGACCGATTCGATCGCTACGGTAACGATCGTTTTGGCAGTGACAAGCTTCGTGTTCGCGCCGGCCCCCAAGCCATGACAACCAACGTAATTCGCACCGGCGTGAGCGCACTTCTACCGCGGCCGCCAGCGCCAGATGACGGATGGGAGTGGATTCCGGTCATCGTGGACGGAGAGTGGCGCTACTTGCGCGGCTCCAAGAAGCGCACCCCATGACCACCTTCAACTACCCCGCCACCGCCGCAACAGCCACCAAGCTGCTGCAACGCTTCGGCGCGGCCTGCACGATCAATCGGTCAATGGAGGGCGCATACGATCCAGCGACCGGCGAGACCATCCCGACGTTCGACGTGCTCCCCACCATCGCCGCCGTGTTCGCCTACGCGCAGAAGTACATCGACGGCACGTTGATCCTGCAGGGCGACAAGCAGGCGTATTGCGCGCCGGCCGTGGCTCCGGTGCAGGGCGACCAGTTCGACTGGCAGGGTGTGACCTACACCGTGATCGCCGTCAAGCCAACAAGCCCGGCCGGCGTTCCGGTGTTGTTCGAGGCGCAGATACGTGGCCAGTAACGGCGAGACGTTCGCCGCCTCGCTTGCGGTCTTCGCCAAGAAGGCGCCTGAGCAGGTTCGCGTCGTGGTGCGCAAGGCATCTATCGACCTGCTCACCGCGACGGTCATGCGCACGCCGGTCGGCAATCCCGACCTCTGGAAGTCCAAGCCGCCGAAAGGCTATGTGGGCGGGCGGCTGCGCGCCAACTGGAACGTGTCGCTGGTATCGCCGGACACGAGCACCACCGACGCCATCGACAAAGACGGCGACCCGACCATTGAGCGCGGATCGGCAGCCATTGGCGAGGCGGACGGCATCAAGGACATCTGGATCATGAACAGCTTGCCCTACGCGATCCCGGTCGAGTACGGCCACTCAAAAAAGCAAGCGCCGGCCGGCATGGTGCGCGTGTCGGTCGCCGAGTTTCAGGCGTTCGTCGATCAAGCCGCAGCGAGCCTCGCCAGTGAGTAACAAGCTCTGCCGCAAGGCCATCGAGTCGCGCCTCGCTACGTGGGCCGCCGCGCGCGTGCCGGCGCTTCCGGTCGCTTGGGAGAACGTGCCATTCACGCAGCCGACGAGCGCGTACCTGCGCGCGTTCCTGCTTCCAGCAACCACGACCGGCATCGACCTTGCTGGCGCGGGGCGCACGTACCGCGGCGTGTATCAGGTCAGCGTCGTGGCGCCGCTCAATGCTGGCCCAGGCGCCGCCGAGGGTATCGCCGATGAACTGGCGGCTCTGTTCCCGCTCAATACGCGCCTGTCGGTCACCGGCCTGACGCTGCAAGTAGTCACCCCCGTCACTGCCGCGCAAGGCGCGCAGGACGCCACGAACTTCACCGTGCCGGTTTCGTTCCAGTACCGCGCCGACACGATCTAACCCGCGCACCAGCGCAGAAGCCCAGCCCCGCAAGGGGCTTTTTTTATGCCCGCTCGCCGGGCGTCACAGAGGTCACACCATGTCCGTACAACTCCCCAACGGCGCGCTGGTCGCAATCGCAAGCGGCTACGGCTCCCCGATCGCTGTCACCGCGCTCACCAATGACGACCCGGCGTCCGCCACCTCGGCAACGCAGGCGTTCACCGCCGGTGACATCCTGGAAGTGACCAGCGGCTGGTCGCGCCTGACGAACAAGGCCGTGCGCGTTGGCGCAAGCCCGACCACGACCAGCTTCGACATGGAAGGCATCGATACCTCGCTGACCAGCATCTATCCGGCCGGCGGCGGCGCGGGGTCGGTGCGCAAGGTGTCGGGCTTCACCCAGCTCTCGCAGATCCTGTCGAGCACCACGAACGGCGGCGACCAGCAGTTCCTGGAATACCAGTTCCTGGAGTCGGATTCGCAGAAGCGCATCCCGACGTTCAAGAACGCCGCGGGCCTGACCTTCAGCGTGGCGGATGATCCGACCCAGCCAGGGTACATCCTGGCCGCATCGGCGAACGATGACCGCCTGCCGCGCGTGGTGAGCATCACCCTGCCGGGCGGCTCGGTGCTGTACTACAACGCGTACATCAGCCTCAACAAAACCCCGAGCCTGACGGTCAACGAACTGATGGCCGTCGAAGTCACCCTGTCGCTGCTGGCTGAGCCGGTGCGCTACTGATGGCGAAGATCAAGCTCGACGCCGATCCGACGTTTAGCTGTGACGTCGGCATCCCGGTGCCAGGGAACGGCACCCAGCTGGTCAAGTTCACCTTCAAGCACCGTACGCGCACCGAGGTGAACGCGTGGGGCCAAGAGGTGAAGGACGCTGACGACCTGGCGGCCGTGAAGGGCTGCGTGGTCGGCTGGGAACTGGACGATGCGTTCACCGACGAGAACATCGTCAAGCTCTGCGACAACTACGCAGGCGCCGGCTTCGCGATCATCACGGCGTACTTCGAAGAACTGCGCGGAGCACGCGCAAAAAACTGAAAGCGGCAGCGAGGGCGCTATACGAGGAAGGCCCGACCGAGGCGGAGTTGTCTCGGTACGGTCTGATCCTCGCCGACCTCGGCGACACTGCCGTCCCCATCTGGCCCGACAACCTCCCGGCCGTCAACGTGTTGATTGCCGTTTCCACGCAATGGCGCGTCGGCGCGAACGGCGCAACGGGGCTCGACTACAACGTCCTCCCCGCCGTTTTCAAACTGCTGCAAATCCCTGAATCCGAATGGCCGGACACCTTCGAGTGTCTGCGCATCCTTGAGTCCGAAGCCATGAAAGTGATGCATCCATGACCGACATCGCATCGCTCGGCATCAAGGTAACCACTGATGGCGTGGCCGACGCCAGCGCAAAGCTGGACAAGCTGGCCACGAGCGGCGACAAAGCCGCCACCTCGACCGGCAACCTCAACAAAGCCTTCAACCAGGCAGGCGGCATCGATAAGCCCGCCAAGGCAGCCGCGCAGGCGTTCAACCAGCAAACCGCCGCGCTCGCCAAGCTCGCCGGGCAGATCGACCCGACCATTGCCAAGCTCGACAAACTCGACGCGCTGCAAACGCAGCTCGGCAAGTTCAAGAAGTCGGGGATGATCTCGGCTGACGACTTCACGGCGTTGAACGCAACGCTGGACGCCAGCCGCGCCAAGATCGGCGGCGCGTCAGATGCCGTCCACAAGTTCAGCCTCAACAACTCACTGGCGCGCCGCGAGCTTGGCTATCTGGCCAAGGATCTCGCAACGGGCAACTATGGCCGTTTCCAGCAGTCCGCGCTGACCCTGGCGAACGCGTCGGGCGTGATGCAGCTTGCCTTCACCGCCATGGGCGCGGCGGTGCTTGGCGCCGTGGCCGCGGTTGCCCTGTTCGCCGTCGGCGCCTTCAAGGGCGCGGCAGAATCCGAAGAACTGCGCAAGAGCGTCATCGCCACCGGCGGCGCGGCCGGTATCACTGGCGCGGCGTTCCGCAGCATCTCGCAAGACATCGGCAGCGCGACAGGCTCGTATTCCGACGCCGCCAAAGCGATCGCGGTGTTTTCCACCTCGACGAAAGTCGCCGGCGTGGACGTCGAGGCGCTGGGTACGGCCGCGGTCAACATGGCCAAGGTCACCGGGGTCAGTGTCGAGAAAGCGGCCGACGCCATCCTCTCGCTGAGCAAGGATCCGGCGAACGCCGTTGCCGAGCTCAACGAGAAATACAACTTCCTCACCTCGGCGCAATACGCCTACATCAAAGCGCTTGAGGACTCGGGGCAGAGCGAGCGCGCGTCCGCCGTCGCGCAGGGCATCGCCGCACAGGCGTTCGCCGATCGCGCGAAAGACGTCGACGACGGCGCCGGCGTAATCATTCGCGCGGCGCACGCCGTGGGCAGCGCATGGGATTCGGCGTGGGATTCGATCAAGGGCATCGGCGCGACCAAAGGGCTTGGCGATCAAGTCAAGGACGTACAGGCCAAGATCGCCTCGCTCACCGGCGGCGCGTTCATGCCGAACGGGCAATTTCAGCAGGGCGCCGACGACAACGATCCCCGCGTCAAGGCGCTGCAGGCACAGCTCGACAATCTGCGCGGGCAACAGGCAGCCGCAGGCTTCAAGGCCACCGACGACGCCAAAGCGGCCCTCGCCAACCAGCAGTCCATCGCCGCGCAGAAGCGGCTGAGCGCGTTTGATCCTCCTGATGTAAAGCTCATCAACACGATCAAGAAGGCCAACGTCGACCGGCTTGCCGCGCTTTATGGCGTCGTTGATCCCGAGCAAAAGAAAGCCATCGAGGCGCAGTTTACAAGGCAGGTTCAGGACGCGAATTATGCCTACCAAACGGCAATACATCGGGGCGTAAAGGCGCCAAAGAAGCCAAAGGCCGACCCTTTCAACAGCCTGAATGGGCTGGTTGAATCTGCGCAGCTATTCGACAACGGCGTCGGCGGTAACAAGGCGGAAAACGAGCAAGTAAAGAAAATCACCGCCCTAGCTTCCGCCGGCGCCAAGCTGATCGCCAGCGGGCACGACGTCGCGAAGGTTCAGGCGCAAGTCGCCAAGGGCGTCGAGGCGCTGAACGAGGGCTATGCGAAGCAGGCGAAGATCCTCGCCGCCGAGAACGCCACCGCCATTCAGCAGTACCAGGCATCGCTCGACAAGCAGAATCAGGCGCTGCAGCGGTCGATCGATTCGCAGATCGCCAGCATCAGCTTGGGCGCCAAGGAAGCGCAACAGCAACAGCAGATCAACGCCCTGTACGAAAAGAACGCGCAGGCGCTGACCGATTTGCAGTTGCGCCGCGATGCCGTGAAAGCGAAGGGCGGAGACACAGCCGTTCTCGACGCCGACATCGTGGCGCTGAAAAGGAACATCGACCAGCAGGTCAAGATCGTCACCGACGGCTTTGTCGCCATCGATGCGGCCGAATCCAACGGGATGAACGGCGTACACCGCGCGATCCAGAATTTCATGGATCAGCAAAAGGACGTTGCCGGGCAGATGGAGGCGCTCACCACGCAATTCATCGGCGGGTTCGGCGATGCGTTCGCGAGCTTCGTATCGGGCGCCGAGTCGGCCAAGAAGGCGTTCGGGTCGCTGATCGATTCGATGTACCAGTCGGCTCTGAAGTTCGTCGCGAACAAGGCGATACAGGGGTTTTTGGATTCGTTCAAGTCCACAGGTGGCGGATCGGCCAGTTCCACGCCGGGCAGCAGCGCGGGCGGCTGGGGAAGCATCTTCAGCAACATCGTCAACGCCTTCGCGTCTTCGAAGAGCGCCAAAGGCAACGTCTTCACCTCGCCAAGCCTATCCGCCTACTCGGGCCAGGTCGTCAGTAAGCCGACCATGTTCGCCTTCGCCCACGGCGCGGGGCTCATGGGCGAGGCAGGACCCGAGGCGATCCTGCCGCTGCGCCGTACGCCGGCCGGAAAGCTCGGCGTCGAAGTATCCGGCGGCAGCACCGGCGCCGGCCCGCGCGGCGCTGTGTCGGTCAACCAGACCATTGTGGTGCAGGGAACGATCAACCGCCGCACCGCCTCGCAAATCGCGCAGGAAAGCGCCCGCACCCAGCGCATCGCACAGACGAGGAACGCATGACCACTGGATTCATTGACCAGCGCATGTCCGTGCGCGTCGCCTCGGGGTTCGTCGGCGGCCCTGAGTGGAGCACGAACATTCAGACGCTCGGCAGCGGCCGCGAGTCGCGCAACAAGCAATGGCAGTACCCGAAACACCACTACACCGCCAACGTGGGCGCATTCACCGCGGACGACATCCAAGAGCTGCGCTCGATCTTCTACGTGTGCGCCGGCCAGTGGGGCGCGTTCCGGTTCCAGGACCCGGTCGACTTCAGCGCAGAGGGCGAGTTCATCGCGGTGGAGGCTGGGACAAAAACGCCCGCGCAGCTCACCAAGACGTACACGTTCGGGCTGCAGCAGGCAGTGCGGAAGATCCAGGCGCCAGTGGCAGGCAGCGTTTTGATGTTCGACAGCGACGGCACGACAGCTATTGCCGGGACGTGTGACTACGCCACCGGGCTGTTTACGCCCACAGCGAACTGGCCGCACGCCACCGCCGCGTGGTCGGGCAAGTTCGATGTGTGGGTGCGCTTCATGTCCGATTACGGCTCGTTCACCGCGATCCGCCCCGAGCTACTTACGGCCGATATTGAACTGCTTGAGGTAAGCGTCTGATGCGCGCGATCTCCGATGCCCTGGCGGCACACCTAAAAGGCTCGTCCACCAACGTCTGCTACCTGCTCAAGATCATGCCGAAGCGGCAGGGCGTGGCGACGTTCGGGCTGTGCACGCTTGACTCTGACGTGACCTATGACGACGGCACGGGAGCGACCACGTACCGGGCGAAGCGCGGCTACACGTCGTTCGACCTCGACACGCGCTCCGATATGAGCGTCGACAACACCGAGGCGTCTGGATTGATCGCCGAGTTCCCCGCCGACGGCGTGACTTCCGACGGCATCGCGCATGGCGACTATGACGGTGCGCGATTCGTGCAGTACCTCGTGAACTACGAGGACTTGAGCATGGGGCACGTCATCCTCAATTCCGGCCAGGTCGGCCAGATCAAGATGATCGACGACCTGCTGTGCAAGATCGAGCTGCGCTCGCTGACGCAGATACTGAAGCAAAACTCCATTGTCGAACTGACCTCGATTACCTGCCGCGCGCAGTTTGGCGATGCGCGATGCAAGTTGCCGCTTGTGTGGCGGACTGGCGTGGTTGGAACAGTAGGAGACGAGTCCGATCGCGTATTCACCGCGGACGGATCGATAGGGTTTCTGTACCCCGTGACCGCAGGGAACTTGGGAGTCGGCGACGACACACGCACAGTGTTCTTCCTGGTCGATAACGCCGAAGTGGGAGTGTTCACCGGTTATACGATCTCCGAAGTTCGCGTCGATGGCATGGCGACAACCGACTTCACCGATAACGGCGATGGGTCGATCACGATGGATACGCCTCCTGCACTGGCGGCGCCTGTCGTGTGGGACGGCATTGCATCCTTTCCCGCACCGGCCACTGACGGCTTCTTCGTTCCCGGCGTCGTTGAGTGGCTGACGGGTGCCAACACCGGTCGGCAGAACGAGATCGAGGAATACGTCGCGGCCACGCGGCAGATTACGCTCGTCATCCCGACGTATCAGACCATCGCGCCCGGCGACACGTTCCGCATTCGACGCGACTGCGACAAGTCGAAGGCGATGTGCATCTCGTATCTGAACCTGTTGAACATGCGAGCCGAGCCGGAGCTGCCTCGCGCGGATGGTTCGGACATCCAATCCCCCACAAAGACGGGCTGACCATGCGCGCTATCGGTCCACCACTGAGCGCCTCGGAAACAGCCGCGTTCATCGCGGAGGCGCGCACCTACGTCACGGACGGTGTTCGCTTCCGCCACCAAGGGCGCTCGCGTCGTGGCGTCGATTGCGCTGGCCTGCTTCTGGCAAGCATGGCGGCCATTGGGCGCCCCATTACTGACCTCGCCGCCTATGGCCGCGAGCCGCTGGGCGGCGGGCTGCGCGGCATGCTTGTCGCCAACTTGGGCGAGCCCGTACCCAAGGACGAAATGCGGCCCGGTGACGTGGTGCTCATGCGCTTTCGCGGCGAGCCAACGCACGTCGGCATGCTTGGCGATTACGTGCACGGCGGATGCTCGCTGATCCATGCATACGCCATGATGAAAAAGGTCGTCGAACACCGCATCGACGAGGAATGGGACGGCTACATCATTGAGGTATTCCGTCCTTGAGCGGTCAACAGATAGGCACAGTCGTCGGCGGCATTATTGGCGCGTACTTTGGTGGCCCAGCGGGCGCGCAGCTCGGCATGGCCATCGGTGGATTCATTGGTGGCGCGGTCGATCCGACGCACATCAACGGCCCCAAGATCGGCGACGGCCAGCAGCAGACGGCCACTGATGGCGCGGTGATCGCGTGGGTGCAGGGCTCGGCGATGATCGCCGGCACGATCTGCCACGTCGGGCCTAGGCGCCAGATAAGGCACAAGGACAACGGCAAGGGCGGCCCGGTCACCGTGACCTTCACCGCCGTCCAGAGCTTCGCCATCCTCGTCTGTGAGTCGAGCGAGATTCGGGGTAGCACGATTAGCCAGATATTGATGGTTCTGCAGGATGGCAAACTCGTCTATGACGTGCGACCCGGCTCGGAGATGCTGGAAGATTCGTACAAGTGGAAAGCGAACGTCGACTTTCTCTATGGCGGCGAAGATCAACTTCCGCATCCAACGCTTGAGGCAATCACCGGAGTCGGCAACACGCCCGCTTATCGCGGGAGCTGCCTCGCGGTGTTCAAGAACTTTGACGTGAGCCAGGCAGGCGATCGCATCCCCACGTTTCAGTTCGTCGTGTCTAGCTCAGGTCATCCAGCGCTTAACATCCCATACGACGACCCGAGTTGGCTATATTCATTTTCCACATCGCCAACCAACGATTTTTCTGCGCTTGGTTACGACGACTCGGCATGGCCGAATGGTAAAGGCGGGTTCGGCGCACAGGGAGGCGGCCCCGCTGCTGTCGGACAAGTCGTGCATACGGTACAGCCGGCCCCTAACGTAGGCGACTGTATGTGGCTGCGACGGCACATCAATGCAACGCCAGGCGTCGAAGTGGATATTCTCGCGTACCGAGATAACACAGCGAAGCTGTGGTGGAACGGTGAGTTGTTTTTGGACGAGGCGGACGGCCCGCTTTCCTACGGCCATTCCACCGTTACGATCCCTGGCATCAAGGTGCGCGCGGTCAATGAGATAGCGTATCGCATCTACGAGGGGGGCACCGCGCCACCTGCTAATTACTCCTATGCATCGCTTCAAGTGAGTCAAGAGGGCGCTGATGAGGGAACCACAACTCTCGCGCAAATTATCTCAAAAGTCGCGCAGCGTGGCGGTCTCGACCCCTCCGACATAGACACGTCAGCGGTGACCGGGATAGACGTCGCCGGGTATCCCATCGCCCGCCAGGCGATCGCCGCAGATTGCCTGCTTCCATTGCTTCAGGCTCATTTTGCTTTCGCATCAGAATACGACGCGAAGCTGCATTTTAACTTCTACGGAGACGACGCAGACGTCATTATTGACCGCGCCGACCTGATCGAAGGCAACGACGCGAACGATGGCGCGATCACCAGCAATCTTCGCAACCAGACGACCGAGTTTCCACGCCGCATTGTTGGCGCGTACATGGACCCGGCGCAGAACTACACAGTGGTCAATGTTGCTGCAGAACGCCAGGCGACCGACGTTATCGCCATCGGCGATCAGGCGTTTCAGATCCCAGTCGTCATGACGGCGAACGATGCCGCGCAGGCGGTCAACAAGGCTCTGAAGGTGGCCTATGCGACGCTCGAAGGAACGCTGGAATACTCCACGCCGTTCGCGGGCTCAGGCGTCTATATTTCGCTTGTGTCTGGCGCGCCGTTGCAGTTCCAGGGCAAGCGATACGTTCTCGACGAGCTTATCCTCGGCAACGGGACATTGAAGCTGACGACGCGCTATGACCGGCAGAGCGCTTACACGTCGAACGTGCAAGCGATCATCGGCAACGCGCCAACGCCGCCGGCATCGCCGTATTCGGGGCCGACCACGCTCTACCCGATGAACCTACCTGCCCAACGGCCTCAGGATAGCGTTGGCGTCTACATCATCGCAGCCAGTACCGAGGGGTTGGATAGTTGGCGCGGCTGCAACGTGCAGGCGTCATACGATGGCATGGAGACATGGCAGAACGCGCTACAGATCAACATGGAAGGAACGATCGGAACCGTTGCGCTCGACGAGCCTTCCGGCGGCGAGCCGCTGACGGTAGACGTGATCAAGTACGACCTAGACAACGCGACGCCCGCCCAGCTTACCGCTCTCGCCAACGCCTTCGCGATCATTTCATCCGACGACGTGACGCAGCTGGGACAGTTCAGCACGGCCACAGAGACGGCCACTGACAAGCAGTACGACCTGACGGGCATTGCTCGTCCGCTCGGTGGCACAGCGGCATTTGCGGCGTCTGCAGGCGACCGGTTCACGCTCATGGATGCGGCGTATTTTCTCCCCATTGATCCAAGCTTCGCCGGCCGAACGCTCTATTTTCGCGGCGTCGGATTCGGCGAGATCGCGGAAGATGCCGAGATATTTTCGCTTGTCTATACCGCGCTCCTGCCGGTCACTGGCCAGCAACTCAACAGCGAAGCCGGCATAGCCTTCCAGACGGAAGATGGATTCCAACTACTCAATTCGGAGACGTAAGCATGGCCGTTAAGTTCTCAGGGCTCACCGCCGCATCTGCACTCGACGGCACTGAGGTTGTTGCTGTGTCGCAAGTCGTCTCGACGGTGCTAACCAGCGTAAAGACCACGCTATCAGCGGTATTTACTTACCTGCGGACCACGCTCGGCGTGTGGTCCGCAACGCAGTCTGTCACGCCGTTCGCGCTCACGTCGGGAACGACCGTCTCGATAGACGCCAGCAAGTCGAACAACTTCAAGCTGACGATGACGGGCGCGTGCAAGCTGGCCAATCCTACGAATCTCACCGAAGGTATGGTGCTCAACTTTGCCATCGACCAGGACGCAACAGGCGGCCGGGCGTTGACCTTCGACACGTTGTTCAAGTGGCCGGGCGGCACTGCGCCGGCGTGGGTGACCACGGTATCGGCCAAGAATTTCTTCAGCGCCTACTATGACGGCACGGTCTTGCGCTGTAATGGCGCGGTTGGGTACGCCTGATGTTTGCCATGGGGCCGGGGTTTTTCCAGCAGGCAGGCAGCAGCTATGCGACTTTGGCGCTTACGGGCGCATTCTCTTCATCAACGGTCGGTGTGGCGTATTCATCCAGCATCCCAATTACGGGCGGTCTTGAGCCGTACTCGCTGACCGGCGGCACGGGCATCGCCTCGGGCTCGCTCGATAGCGGATTCGCGCTGTCGATCACAGGCACCACGGGGGCGCGATTCCTGACGCTTACGTGCGCCTCGCCAGCCACCGCCGACACGATGAGCTTCACGGCGTCGATCGATTCAACGGATGCGCAGACGGCAACGAGTCCGCAGAGCGTCGTAGTGTCGGTGGCGACAACGTGGAACCCGCTAGACAAGGCTTCGCTGATCGTGTTGAGCAGCGGGAATCTCGTTGCAGGTCGCACTGGCGCCGACACCTACCAGTCGGCACGCGCCACAGCATCGAGATCGTCAGGTAAAAATTACTTCGAGGCTGTCGTTGGCGCAGGTACATCGAGCAGTATGATGATTGGCATAGCCACTGCATCCGCCAACATCGGAAGTTACGTCGGCAGTGATGCTAGCGGGTGGGGATACAACGCAAGCAACGGCGGCCGCTATTTCTCGGGCTCGCTCACTGGCGGCTATGCCACTTACAGCCCTGGCGATGTCATAGGCGTGGCATACGACGCAGTCTCTGGCAAGGTATGGTTCGCCAAGAACAATGTGTGGCAAGGTGGTGGCGATCCGGCGCTCGGCACTGCAGAAGCTATGGGCCTGAGTAGTGGATCGGCCGTGTTCCCGATGTGCTCCATCTTGGAGGGAAGTTCGGGACAGACATGGCTTGGGCGATTCAGAGCGGCAGACCTCACCTATTCGCCGCCGACTGGCTTCTCTCCGTGGGGGTGATTGGACGACTCCTGGCGAAACTAGGCCGACGACGCCCCTGTGCGTGCCAGTTGATGACCGGGGCTTTGCTGTCTAACAGATCATGATCGGCCACGAAGGAATGCGGCTTCCCAGCCATCGGAACGCGAAAGTGTTAGACGGGCGTCATGTAGCGATTTGCTACTAAAATCAGGCACGTTTGACAGGTTGCGCCACTTGACTGTTAATCAGGGGGTCGCTGGTTCGAGTCCAGCTTCGGGCGCCATATACGGCAAGGGTTGCGAGAGATTGCAGCCCTTTCTTTTTGTCTAACGTTTTGCTGTTTGTCTACGTTTTGCCGTGGTGGGTTCGCGTTTGGTGGTATGATAGACGCGGTCTAACAACAGGGCGAAACGATGACTTCTGAGCGCGCACAAAGCCATTTGCCGAAGTGTCTCTTCTTGAAGCACGGGCAGTATTTTTATGTTCGGCGCTTGGATGGAAAACTTACGTGGCTCCCGTTCGGGAGGGATGAAGCCGAAGCCATTGCAAACGCAAACAGCATGAACGCCATGCGTGTTGCCAAGCGCGTTGAGGCGCTCGGCAGGTTCCGTGATGCAAATGTAAAACTGCGCGAGCTTATCTATGCGCGTGACAGCTATACATGCGTTTACTGCGGCGCTAAGGATGACTTGGTCATCGACCACGTTTTGCCATTTGCGAAGGGTGGAAGCACTCACCACAACAACCTTGTCACCGCGTGCGCGCCATGCAATATGACGAAGGGTGACCGGGACGTGCGCGAGTTCATTTGCGACCTAAAGGGCATGGCATCAATGATGATTGAGGCGGCTATCCACGCTTCGGCTTGAAGCCACGCGGCTCGATCGGCTGCACAGCGACCAGTTTTGCCCGGTAATGCTTGCGCGTGATCTTGCTGTCAGAGTGGCCGAGTAGCGCCTGGGCGTGGTCGGTATCGTCCGCGTCGCTGCCGGCCTTCCGGCGTAGATCGTGGAAGGTGATAGCCCCCAGCCCTGCGCGGAGCTTCACGCGCCGCCATGACGCCTTGAAGCCGCTTGACGTGTACGCATCGCCGGTCTGCGACAGGAACACCGGCACCGACCCGATCCGCATGCCCGCTGCCGCCTTCCAGATCGCGCGCAGTTCGTCTGACCATGCGGTCAGGTGATCCTTTCCGGTCTTGCTGTCGGTGTACGCGATCCCGGCATCCGTCGCTGCGGTGAGCTGCAATTCCAGAATGTCCTTCTGCCGCATGCCTGTAAGGTAGGCGAAGCGGACAAGCAGCTTCATGCGATGCCCTGCGGCTGCGATCAGGGCTGCTAGCTCGCCGTCCTCGACGTACCGCTTACCCACGCCCTCGGCGTTGCGGAACTGCATCTCGGCGGCTGGATTCGCGCCGTCGAAGATCCCGGCTTTTGTCAGGTGTGCATACACCGCCGACAGCAGTGCCCTCTCGCGATTCCCCGATACATTTCCCCGCTTCACCACGTAGCTGTAGACGTGCGCTTTGCGAAGCTCCGTCACCAGCATATGGCCGAACACCGGCAGCAACTGCTTCGTGTTTTCCTCATACCCGGCCAGCGTGGCGGGCTTGAGCCTAGATGCTGACACGGCAAGGTAGTGCGCGACAGCCTGCGCGACCGTCCACGCCTGCGACGGCTTTCCTCCTTCAAGCTCGGCCCATTTGCGCAACGCCTCGCCATACTCGCCAGATAGGCGCAGCCACTTCACCTTGCCTGCGATCCGGCTTACGTAGTAGTACGCGCCGTGCTTGTAGTGCATACGCTGTGGCAGCTTGAGCTTCATGCGGCTTTGATCGCGGTCCAGTCGGGCTCGGCGGCTTTCTTGTCGGCTCGCTCTTTGTACTTCAGGGCGGCACTACGCTCAACCAGTGGGCGCCCGGCATAGTTGGGAGTGAAGGGCACACCCATCGCAGCCAGGCGCTTGCACTGCGTCGTGCGGCGCTTGGCGTCAGTCAGTTCGGAAACCTCTTCAGGGGTAAGCCACGGGCTCACTCTGCCTTCTCCGGTGTGCTTGGCGGTGGCGGGAGTGGTTGCCAGTGGGTTGGCGTGTAAATACTGTCGGGTTCTCCGCGCGTTTCAGTGACCCAGCCATCGCGGCTACAGTTCATGGCGACACAGATGCCCATGCGCTTGGTTGGGCCGACAAGAACCCATTCATCCCTCGGCGCACTCTCAATCGGCAACCAGCAATTGGCTTTGCGCAGGTCGTCAATGACGTCGATCACGTCCTGTTCGTTAACGCCGTAGTCGCATAGATGACCTCCGACTCCGTATGCCTTCAAGTCGAGCAGCGCTTGCCTGATCCGATCTACGTCCATCACTCCACCTCCCCGCTATCGAAGCCCCACGAGCGCATGAGGCTGTCGGCATCCTTCATTATCTCTCGCATGATTTCGCTGCCACTCCTTGACGCAACAGCCTCAGGTCCAAGCCCCCACAGGCCATCCATCGCCTGCATCAGCGCGTGGGCTGCGGCGGCGTCATGGTCGATATCCGCCCCGTCACGCGACTCGGCAAAACGCTTGCCATTACCCGCGTCGATCATCGTCGTTTTAAGCTTCATCGCCGGCTCCTTGCAGGCTGCGGCTTTGTGATGACGATCTTGTATGGGCCGGCTTCAGGGAAAGCCGTTGTATACATCTTGTGCGACATTAGCGCGCGATTGTGACCAAGCATCTTGAAGTGCACGGCAACGCCTTTCGCGTTCACCACGTCATAGAACAGCGTCTCAGACTGCTTCATCGCAGGCTCCTTTCAAGTGCTCATTGATCCTGCGAACGATTGCTCCGCCACCCTTGACGCCGTAATCGCTCATGCAGTTCGCTACCGTTTCGCGCACGTCAATCAGCAACGCATTCGCCTTCTCCAACTCCGTCGTCACGTCGTGCAGCCTGATAACCATGCCGTCGTAACCCTCGGCGATTTCGGTCAGGCGGTGGAGTTCGGCGCGGAGGGTGTTGATGGCGTCATGCGTGTTTTTGCTTGTTGCAAGCCACTCAAGACGCGCCAATGCCTCAGCGACTTGTGACGGCATGGCTGTCTGTTTAGCAATCATCGTCAGGGTCCTCGGGATCAGCTTCGCTCCATCCGTAGTTGCAATAGTTCCCGAATACGTCGGCAGCTTCTGCAGCAATATCTTCGTCTGATGCATCGTCATCGACATCGAAAAACTCGACGTAAGGGCCGCCTGTTGGCGTCTCGATATCTACGCGGATTCTTTTCACTTCCCATTCTCCCCAAT